GGAGACGACGTGAGTTTAAGTATAACACAAATAGGTTACGATAACGAAGTAAGGTTCTCATTTGACCATGCAAGTAATACATTCTCTTTTGAACAAAATGGTTCAGGTAACTATATAGGCTGGGTTTCATATTGGGGTTCAGGTAAGAGTTGGGGTGGAGATGTAGATGGCACAGGTAATGATGAAGGCGTAGTTCAATACGATGGTGCAACTTATGGTAGACATATATGGGGTAACGATAATACAGTAGATGTTTACCAAAGCGGAACACATACATTTAATTTAGACATACATGCAGATGATACTCAAGTCGACTTATGGCAAGAAGGCACAGGTTCTCATTATGCACAACAATATTTTTATGGAACAGCTGATGGTTCAATCGTTGACTTAATGCAAAAAGGTAATGCAAGTCATAATGCTCAAGTGACATTACAAGGTACTGAACCAACAACATTAAACTTATTACAACAGGGCGGAACTAATCAAACTTATTCTATTACGAATACATGTTATACCGTCGGTGGTTGTACAGTTAATGTTTCTCAAGGTAATTAATGAAATACATAACGTCCGTATGGACAACGCTCGCTTTAGTTTTTCTCATGGTCTGTATGAGAATAGCGGACCCCGCTTTATTAGAACAAACAAGATTAAATGTATTTGACTCATTAATTAAAACACTTCCAGAAGAACAATCTAACGAAATAGTATTACTCAATATAGGAGAGGAATCCCTAGAAGAGTTAGGTCAGTTTCCATGGCCCAGACAATACTATGCTCAAATGATATCAGACTTAGATTATGCTCCATATGTTGGTTATGCTACATTTGGTACATCAGACCCTTTAGATTTTATATACAAATATAATGGTTTAGTAACGAATATACCAGAGATAGAAGCAGGAGCATGGGGGCATGGTCTATCAAATGGTGCTCCAGAAGTTGATAATATAACAAGAAGAATACCTTTAATATCTAATGTGAATGGTCAATTATATCCATCATTTGCTTTAGAAACAATTCGTGTCTTAAACGATAAACCATCTTATACAATAAAATCAAATGAAGCTGGGATAGAAAGTATAGTATTAAGACCATACGAAATACCAACAGATGCTGATGGTTCTATATGGTTAAAATGGAATACAAAGTTTGAAGAAATAGAGTATGTAAATAATTTAAATGAGTATACAGATTTTGGAGGCAAAACAGTATTAGTCGGTGTTACCGCTAGAGGATTGAGTCTACAAGTACCTACTCCCGGTGGGTTAAAGTATCCCCATCAATTACAAGCGACAGCTCTACAGACGATTCTTTCTGAGAATCCAATCTCTCGGCCTCAATACGCAACTCCTGTAGAATTGATTGTATCAACTCTGCTTGCTCTACTTCTGGTTCTATTGGTATATCGTGCACCGATTTGGGTTTCTTTTGCAACCTTTCTGGTTCTTGTCGCCGGGACAGGCGGACTCGTGTATTATATCTGGAATAAATTTTTTATACTCCTCGACCTTAGTTATTCACTAATATTATATATAATAACTTATCTCTCAAGCGCGCTAAATAACTTTTATAAACAGTTTATGTTAAGACAACAAATAAAGAAACAATTCGAAACTTATTTAGACCCAAGACAGGTTATGTTATTACAGAAAGACCCATCGTTATTAAAACTTGGTGGAGAAAGAAAAGAAATGACATTCTTATTTATGGATATAGTAGGATTCACTCCTATATCAGAACATTATAAAAACAATAATGACCCCGAAGGTTTAGTATTGATTATAAATAATTATCTAGACCGTATGACTAAAATCATTCTCAAGAATGATGGTACTATCGATAAGTACATGGGTGATTGTATTATGGCATTTTGGAATGCTCCGTTACCTTGTGAAGACCATGCGGGGATTGGTATTAATACCGGGGACTGCATTGTCGGAAACATGGGATCAGAGTCTCGATTTGACTATTCCGTCATTGGAGATGCCGTCAATCTCGGTGCTAGACTCGAAGGACAAACACGCAATTATGATGGGGTTCGAATGTTGCTGGGCCCAACCAGTGCTGGACAGTGTAAAAGTGGACTACTCACAAAAGTTGATAGCATCAAGGTTAAAGGAAAATCCGAGACGGTTACAATATATACAGTGGGAAGATAAGTTTCTCAAACCCGCTGATTGGTATTGGTGGGCGGCTTTAACAATCGTTAATATTGCTGATGTACATTCTACACATAAAGCTATGGAATATGAATGTATATACGAAGCTAATCCATTATTGCCAAAAAGACCATCACTAGAAAGATTAGTAGTACATAAAGCTATTACCTTATATCCAGTGTATCATCCAGATTGGAATAGGTATGTAGTAACTAATAGAGATTTAAAATGGGCTACAGCTTTTGTTGGTTTAGTTGCATATCATAATTATAAAACTGTTGATAAAGTACAAAAATATCCTGACCTTTGTCCAAAGGTTGGTACACTCTAAAAAAAGTCACACTTTTTTCATTTTAGCTATTTACAACTGTTAAATACTATGGTATAATGGATATTATATTCAGGAGTTGAGGAAGAGTTGTAGATGGATGGTTGTTGTGAAACTCTACGAAAATACCTGGTAATAATTGTTTAAAATCAATTAAGACGTGATATATGGCATTGAGATTATTACAGATGGTTAACAAAGAAGTGATAGAAATTTTGTATAAGCAATTGGGAAATCATGGTCTTAGAAGGACACGCTGTCGAACTTGGGGTAATACCCAAGCCATTGAAATGCCAACAAACTTTATGGCCCGTTCGTCTAACGGTTAGGACATCAGGTTTTCATCCTGGCAATAGGGGTTCGATTCCCCTACGGGCTTCCATTATATTATGAATCAAAAAATTAGAAACAGACATAAAGAAACGGCAACCACAGTATTCAGTGGTACTATAATTAATTACCCATTACAAATATTTGTTATATGGTTATTATTAGATTTATTAAATGTTACTGATGCCTTTTGGCTAGCAACATATAGTACTATGATTATGACTGTCTTTGCTTATATAAGAGTGTATTTAGTGAGAACTTACTTTGATAAAAAGTAATGTTACAATTGTGTTACAGTTGTGTAACAATTGTGTAACAATTTCATTTTGGCTATTTACATTTTTACAAACCTATAGTATAATAGTTATATAATTTGATGAAAGGAGTGAATATGAAAAATTATACAAAAATCGTAAAATCCAAAGATGGGTTTCAAACTGTAAATCAAGAAGCTGTTCTTGAGTTCTTAAAAGAAAAACTTAACTATAAACTTTCGCCGGTACAAGGTTCAGATAACAAATTCTGGCTTCACGGTAAAAGAGTTGGTGATAAGTTTTCAATGTTTATTGAAGGTTCAAAATATTACCAATTAGTAATTAATCAATTTGATTTTGGCATTTCAGCTAGTGGAGATTTTAACTCTTGGAATGTTGCAAATCATATCAGAAAAGAAATGAAGGAGGCTATATAATGGAAAGTATTCAATTTATCCCATGTGATTACGGTGGCTTTGCTACTGGTACATCAAGACAAGGTTACATCGAGAATGTAACTACTAATCAATTAATCGAAATGTTCGGTGATCCTATATGTTATGCACCAGATGAAATGGGTGGTAAAGTTACTATGGAGTGGATTATCGAAACTCAAAAAACAATGGAAGATGGTGGAACAGAATACGGTGTATTCACTCTCTATGATTGGAAAGGTTCAAGACCATGGCAAAATGACCATGAATGGACAGTAAATATTGGTGGTCAATCCATCCAAGATTATTGGAATGCACTTGATGCATTCACTATATTTGAAAAAACAGATATCAGATATACACAAGATAAGGCATGTATGGCACATGCTGTTTTACATAATTTAAATTTTGATAAGGAGGCTGTATAATGTATATGCATTTTGAACATATCGCTACAAGGATTCCGTTGACTGTTAGATTAACATTCAAGGAAAGGTTATTAATTTTCTTCGGCTATGAAGGTAGAGTTGTCGACTCAGTAATGAGTAAAAACAATATCTTTGATGCCGATTATTTTTATGATGGAGTATCTAATGGGAAATAATTTTAAAGAATGGAAAAAGGCACTATTAGCTGAAAAGAAAAAGTATGATGAAGAGCAGGAGTTTAAAGCTACTGTGAAAAGAGTATATAGTAGGCCTAAGGTTAATTATAACAAACTATCAGCATCTATGAAAAAGAGTGCTCATCTTAATTCTGGTGGATTGGATTTGCATAAAGATGAGAATAGACATTATTCAAAAGAAAATACTCAAAGGTATTTAGAAGGTAGTTCATATTATGATACTTATTCTGCCATGAAGGAGCAAGACTCATGGGATTAGTATTTGAATGGTTATGGATATTAGGTGGTTGTTTATTTACAGCTACCGTTTGTTACGGAGTATGGTTATGGGTAAGATAAGACAATGGATGCGAAAGCTAATCGATAGATTAATAGAGAAGTCTTTTCAAAGACAAGCAGATAAACTTTTTATGAAACATCAAGTTCATACAAGAGATGGAGATAACACATGACAGAATTTAAGAATGCTGTAGAAAGACAAAGAACTTTACTTGAGGCAGAAGTCTGGGCGGATGGTATAGCAGGGATCCACATTTTTGATACACGTAAAGTTACGATGGCATATGACAACCATTTAGAAGATGGCCGTGTCGTAGATACTACCTTTAATGACGGTAGGATTGAAAGAAGAATAGATGGTAAGTTAATTCGTGTTCTAGGCAAGAAGCTTGAAGGCGATGAACTTATAGATAAGTATTTAAGATTTGCTTAATTGGCTATTTACATACTACATAAAGTGTGGTATAATATAATATATTATGGGAATGACTAGTTTTTATATGGGATCATTGAGATATGGTCCAACAGGAAAAAAGAGAAAGAATCATTTTGCTAATGCTTCTAAGAAAAAGGCTATCAAGTTTAAACCAATGGAAAAGAAAACAAATACATTGGATAAACTCAGACAAGAACAAGCCAAACAATACAAATCACTTATGGAAGAAGCAATGAAGAATGGTACTTTTACTGGAGATGATGGTAGTATGCGAAAGAAAGAATCTCCTAAGTACACAGGTACATTAGTCAAAGGTATTGCTACAATGCATAAGAGTAATGCAGTCCCTGTAATCAATCAGCAAGAAGCTGAAGACATTGCAAAGATGAGGAGAGGCTAATGTTTAATAAATTTATGGACACTCTATATGGAATATTCAAATGGGTTTGTATATCAAGTATAGTTTTAATGATTTGTGCAACAATTTTAGTTGCAATAGGAGAGGTAAATATATGAAAGGGTATCGTATTGACTGGTTTAAAGCATCAACTTGGCTCATTATATTAACAGGTTGTTTTGGATTTTATGGATTACTATATTACATGGGTTGGCTTGAAGAATTCTTTGGGTTAATATTTTTAACATATACATATAACTATTTGCATACCTATATGAGAGATGGTTTAAGAGCAGAAGTATTTAAAAGGAATGATGGAGTATACGGAATCGAAATGTACAAAGATGGAACTTTGTTGAAGAGAGAACCGTATGATGGTAAAAGCGAGGCATGGGCAGAGAGCGCAGCCGAGAATTATGTTGATGGTATAAAGATTATTTAATATGCTGGGTCCGGTGATCATCAACTCCTTATCATCAACCACTGGACCCCATATTTTTATTAAGGAGTATTATGGCTAAAAGAGGCTTAACATTAGAAGATAAGTATATAGGGAAGGAGCCCCTGTTTACTGGTGAAGAGGATTTCACTGACATGACTTTGTATCAAAGGTCAACCAATTGGTATAACTATTATTATAAGAGTAAAGATTATTTACCACTACATTTCCGTGGATGGAAATTTGATGAGAAAGCATTACAAAGAGCAAAGGATAATATTACTGAATGCTATAAAGAAGGTCTAACAATCAAAGCTGAGATAGCTGAAAAGAAAAAGAATGTAATCGTTATTACACCAGCTGAAAGAACAAGAAGAAAAGTAGTAGATACTATATGGCATGACTGGGATAGTATTATTGTTGAAGGTTGGTTCGATGGTAACTATACTGAAAAGTTTGGATGCTATAATAGATTTAAAATGCATGGACTCAAAAGTAATGCGATTAATATATTTAAAGCAATGCTTGATGAAGAATACTTAAACATCAAAGATGCATATGAAAAGAATTGTGAACAATGTGTAGAAGCATATTCACATATTGGTAAAGCTGATAAAAGAAAGATGATGAAACAGTTTGAAACATGTTTCGAAGATTTAGAAAAACTAAGGTTATCTTTCAAAGCTTCAAGAACACCAAGAATGAGAAAACCAAAGTCATCAGACCAACAAGTACAAAGAATGAAATATTGTCAAGAAGATATGGATTCTAAACTTGTTTCTATTAATCCTGTATTAGTTCCAGGTAGCCATAAGCTGTTTGTATATAATGTCAAACAGAGAAAGCTAACTGAATACAAAACAGACTCAGCACATGGGTTTGAAGTATCAGGTACAACGATTAAGAACTTTGATGACTCAAGTCGAACAGCGACTTTGAGAAAACCAGAAGATGTGTTACCACTCATACTTTCGAAAACTGAAAAACAGATAGATAAAGTCTGGGATGGAATCACAACTAAGATAAATAAACCAACAGGGAGAATAAACTCTGACTGTATATTAATGAGGGTATTTTAATGTTAAGCGTAGGAGATAAATTCCCAGCGTTTTCGCTAAAGGGAATTGACGAAAACAATAACTTCGTTGATGTCAATGTAGACGAAGGTTACACACCATTAAAGAAAGATTGGAGTGTAATCTATTTCTATCCAAAAGACTTTACCTTTATCTGTCCAACAGAAATTGCTGGTATGGATGTACTAGTAGAACATGCTAATGTGATAGGTATAAGTGGTGATAATGAGTTCTGCAAACTTGCATGGAAAAAAGATAATGAACTGATAGGTAATATCAATCATGCTTTAGCTGCAGACTGTGGACTTGGCTTATCACACGAACTAGGTATTGTCAACGAAGCTGAAGGTGTTTGTTATAGAGCAACCTTTATATTCGATAAGGATAGAACTATTCAACATGTATCAGTAAACGCACTTGATACAGGTAGGAATTCTCAAGAAGTATTGAGAACTCTGAGAGCGTTGCAAGCAGGTGGCCTTACAGGTTGTGCTTGGGACGAAGGAGAAGAATTCGTTGGTTGATGCAGAAGTAAAAGAAAAAATAATGACTAAGAAAAGATTCTCTACAGCTGTAGAGAACTTAGTCGCTAATGGGAATATGAGTTATATAGACGCAGCTTCCCATGTAGTTGAACAAAGAGGTTTGGATTATAAAAGTATGAAAAGATTATTGACTGACTCTCTTAAAGCTAAGATAGAAGCAGAAGCAACTAACTTAAACCTTTTAAGAGTTAAGAAAGGAAATAAACTACCAATATGAAAGATCCTTTTGAATCATATAAATTATATAACGCATTAAAGCTACATTTTGAAACAGATAGTTATGATGCTATTAAATATAACTTTAAGACTTCAGTAAAACCTCAGTCGTTTTTCAAGAGAAAAGATAAATACTTTTTCGCAAAGATAGCAAATACATATGATAACCTTTTGGAATTCTATGTAGCTAACTTTAAGAATGATGTAAAGTATGTGGGCGATATGCTCAATGAAGGTGGTGAACGATACTATCGTGACCATAAAAAAGTACTAGAAAGTTTATCATATACTTTTGAAAATGATATAAATAAATTAGCAGAGGATAATCAATTTGATTCTCTTTTAGAAGCGAATGATAATGAGCATCCTCTGATAATACAGTTATGGATGCAAGATGAAATACAATTGGAAACAGTTGTTATCGTCGATTCTATAACTGGGTTTATGGATAGAGAATCTAAGAAGATATCAGAAACAATTATTTGGCCTGACATCTATCGAAAGGTTACTAAATATAAACCCTTTGTAAAGTTCAATCAAGAGAAATGTATATCTATCTTAAGAAAGTCCTTTACATAAACGCCACAATGTGGTATAATATAATTTGTTTTGTTATGTATAAAGTGGATAATTCAGTAAATATAACGGAGAAAATATGTCTTTAGAAAATCTTAAGAGCATGCGAGGCTCATCAATCGATAAACTCGTAAAGGCGGCGGAAGCTGTGTCCACAACTAAAACAGAATCTAATTCTTACGAGGATACTAGATTTTGGAAACCTACCAGAGATAAAGCAGGGAATGGATTCGCTGTGATTAGGTTCTTACCAGCAAAAGAAGGTGAAGATCTTCCATGGGTAAGATACTGGGATCACGGGTTCAAAGGACCTACTGGTCTATGGTATATAGAAAACTCATTAACGTCTATTGGACAACA